ACGTTGAACCAGACCCGAGATCAAAGTTCAGGCTCAACCCAGCCGAATTGTCCGTTGCCCATGTCCCTGTTGTGTCTCCGGGGATTGTGACAGTTCGGTAAGTCCAGGTGTCGGCTGAAGCAATGCTATAGGTAAAGGGGTACGACCTGTTGACAGAGCCGTTGCGAATAGAACCGCCGAACGTGCCGGTTACAGACGAGCGGACCCAGAAAGACACGGTGATTGTAGCGGCAGATGCGGTGCCCCAGGCCAAGTCTCCAACATTAAGTCCTTCAATCATTTGCTGAGAGACAAAGATATCGGAAGAGCCAATGGTCGCCCCCGTGAGCGCCCGGAAAATGGTCGAGTTGTTGAAACCGGCAGGGGCCACCGTCGATTGCTGTACCTGCATGTTGTTGGCAATCGTCGCCGTGTTTACCCAGCGATCAAGCCAATATGCGGCTCCGGCCCCGTAGGTGCCAGCCGAAGTCCCGTTCCGCTGGCTAATCCGCATGTCGCCATTGATGATGCGGTTCCGCAGGAAACTGCTGCTCGGCACCACCATGCCGGTCGAGGTCACGTTGCCGCTGGCCGTCACGTTGCCAGCAAAGGCTGCGTTGCCCGAAGCGTCGAGGACGATGTTGTTCGAGACAGAGGCGGCGGACTTGATGTTGCTAGCTTGGATTGTTGACATCAGCCGGGCATCCCCAGTGCGGTCTTGATCTCGTCGGGCGTCGCCGCCGCGTCGATCTCGGTTTGCATCGCAGCGTACTTGGACCGAATTACAGCGCGAGCCGCTTCGGCTTCAGCTTCGACCGTGCCAGGGATGCGCTTGGCGATGACTTCGTCGTGCGGCGCGAACTCAGCAGCACGGGCAGCCCGGCGCATGTCGTGCGCGATGGCTTTCGCCTTCTCGACGTTCACGCGGATCATTCGGCGTACTCCCAAGCAGCGCGGAAGGTGCGGTCGGTCGGGATGTCCTCGACGCTGACGATGCGCCAGGGCTTGCCCTCGGGCACGTCCTTGGCGGCAAGAGCCTCGATGCTGTTGCCCGGCTGGGCCAGCCACTCGGGCGCGGGGATGAGGACGGCAACGCCGCCTTCGTCTGTGGGGTAGATGATGCGTTGGTTCATTGAAGCGCCCCTTAGCGGAATACTGCGACGTTGACGTTATCGCTATCTCGCGCAACGCCGTCTTCGAAGTGCCTGACTTCAATAGAAGTTGTCAGATAGTTAATAGGGAACGTGTCTGAGCCATTATTTGAAACACTGGGCCGCATATCGACGAAAGCCGCGTAATTTGTATCTGTTAGGGAAGTTGTGAAATTGCACTGGTATATACCAACGCCCAAATCTGTAATGCTTGAAACATTTCCAGATGCACGGATCGCTACAGTGCCAATCCCACTGAAATGGACCCAAGCCCGGCAGCCGTAAGCTGTGGCGGCGGAGCCGTAGCCGCTGTTAAACAGGAAGTTGCCAGAGGCGTCGAACTCGCCGACCTGCACGCCGCCTTCGGCAAAGCCGATGCGGTCAGCGCCGGGGAAGTAAATGCCAGTGTTGGTGTCTCCAGTGGCCGTAATCGACGGCAAAGAGGCGGTGCCCAGAGTGTACTCAACCTGACCACTCGCGTTGATCCGCATGACCTCCGTGCCGCCTTCGGCAAAGGCGATGGTGTCAGCCGCAGGGAAGAACACCCCGGTGTTGGTGTCGGTGCCCTGGAGGGCGGGCGTTGCGGCAGAGCCGTCCGTGCCCGAGATGCCGGTGCTTCCGGAAATGATTACGGGCATTATCGAGCCTCCACAGCGTCAAGCTGTTCCTGCGTGGGGCGAGGCAGCATCGGGTGGTTCCAAGCGGCGATGTAGTCGCCCCGGCCATCGCTGTCGTTCTGAAGGCGGATGACGGTCAGGAAGTCCTGCGTCGTCAGCGTGGGGTAGATCGCCATGATGCGGTCGTAGAGGGTCATCATGCTGCCCTCACTAGACAACCAGAAAACTGAATAATACTGGTAACGCCTCCAGCAGAACTAAATGTTGGAGTCCCGGAGGTTGTGTCACCATATCCGTATAGTTCAACATAATCGGACGTACCATTTAGGTACACCAAAGATGAAACAGAACTTACAGTACCAGAAGAACCAACAATTGCAAACGAACCATAACAGTACAAAGAGCCATTTTTATAAATGGCGCTAACTCCGGCCGCCAAACTTCCAGTTATATAAAGAGTTCCGTTAATTTGATAATAGCCCGCAACATTAGGGGTAAATCGGTAGTTTGTCACGTTGTCAAAGCAGGATGCCGTATCAAAGTTTTCAAGATTTAGCTGAACCTTTGTGAAAACTGCATCTGAAATCCCAGTCTGATCACTGGAGCGATACGCACTAAACGCAGGTCCGTTGCCCGCCACGCCGGCCGCCAGCATCCCCTGCGTCACAGCAGCCGTGCTGCCCGTCGTGACCATGGTGCCAGCGTTGGAAGGAATGATAAGCGAAGTGGCAGTTGCGGTCGCGGGGACATCCAGCGTGACGGAGCCGCCGCCGGAGCTATTGAGCTTCACGGGCATCTAAGTTAGTCTTTCCAGCCGCTGCCCGGCCGAAGAATCTGGGAAGCCATTTCCACCTATCCTAGATCAGCGGAAAAGTATAACATATGCGGGCAGGACAATCAAGGTAGCCCAGGCTAGCCGGGCCTTTCGGATCAGAGAGTTACTCGTCTGGGTCAGCTTCTGGAACATCATCGTCTCCAAAGACAGCATCGAACGCGGTGTCGACCATGCCCTTGATCAGGCTCCTAGAGAAAGGTATGGATGTCATGCCAAAGGACGTGTCGTCTTCCCAAGCAATGAGAACGGCGCGGGGCGACTTGGCTAAGACGCGCGAGATGGCTTCTAGAAGCCGCCTGTCGATGTCGGTAGCCTCTAGGAAGTCCTGAATAGCTGAATCCCGGTCGACAGCCACGGCGCAGCTTACTCCTCTAGTTCGTCGAGGAATCCTTCGAGGGGGTCGGCTTCGTCGTCTTCTTCGTCTTCGGCTTCGGCGGCCTCCATGATCTCCACGATCAGGTCCTTGGCAGCAGCCTTAGCGTCCTCGATGTGGGCTATTTCGAACTCTTCGAGGTAGTCCGGCTCGTCATCATCGGATGCCACCGTGAAAACAAAGACGCCGTCGTCGTATTGCACCGTAAACTGCATGGAATCGTCCCAAAAGCTGGAGGCCGATAGGAATACTACCCTACCGGCCCCCATAAGTCAAGCGTCTAGCGTGCGATTGGCTACTGCCCTGAGAACATTTGCCTTTTGCTCTTCAGAATAGGATCGCCAGCTAGCAATTTCTTCAAGACTACGCCTGCAACCAGTGCAAAAGTGACCAGCAGGGGTAGCAAAAGCACTACATTCTCCACAACACGGGCTCCTTACCTTAGCGGATGGGGCAGGCGCCGGTCGCGCACTCGCTTCCGGTGTCAATTTCGAACTCCTGCTCGTCCGTTTCGTCCCCTTCGGACCCCTGCGGAGCCCCTTCCAACGGCTTTAGCGTGTCCGCGTAGGCCCGGAAGGTCTCTTCGTCCACCACTTCCTGCGGCAAATACAGGTAGCCGAGGTCCTTGGCGGTCTTGGTAGGGTCAGTCCGGTACAGAAAGCTGACGCCGACGTAGTTATCCCAGTTCTTATGCAGCCATTCCGCCGAAGCATCCGCCTCTTCAGGGCTGTAGCTGATGGTGACCGAGCAGTTATGGTCCACGTAGTTGTCCATCAGCAGCTTGTAGCGGTCCAACTGGGTGACGGCAGGCTCCAGATTCACGAACTTGCCATCGACTTCGTCGAACTTGACGTTCTCATAGGCCACTGGGAACGTGACCAGAACGGCATCCGGGCTGGACGGGTCTTGGAAGACGCGATAGTTGGCGGCGATCAGCTTCTCGACGTAGGGATCATGCTTGCTGAAGCGGACATTGTTGAAGATAAACTTGCCCAGCGGCTTATGCACACCCTCCGTAGTGTCCATGATCTTGGACAGGGTGCCCGACGGCTTGACCGTAGTGACCGCCTTGGGACGAGGAAGGCCCAGTTCGTCAGCCATATCGAACGCCGCAGAGCGTGCAGCATGTCGCAGTTCCGTCCAAGCGAGCGCGTCGTCAGCCCGATCCCACTCGGCCACGCCAGTCACGCCTACACCGCACAGGCGCAGGAACTCGTTGTTCTCGTGCCAAGCCCGCTGAAGCACGCCGTCCACCAGATTGACGCAGGTCTGGCGGTAGTTGGCGCGAGCCAGAAGCTGCACAGTGCGCCACAACTTACGGAGGTTCTTGCCGTTGAAGTGGCTCAGATTGATTTCAACAAGGTTACAAAAGCCCTTGTTGGGCAGCAGGATTTCGGCGCAGGGATTCACGCCCGAAATCCACGGGGCGCGGCGCTTGCCTTCCACCATGTTGATGAAGCCTGGCTCAGAGCCGCCAGCTTCCTGCATCAGGTCGAACAGGTGGGTGATGTCGGCCTGAGTGGGGCGCGACTTGAACATCACCGAGTTGTTGGACTGCTGCCGGTGGAAGTTGTTGTGGACCCAGAAGTCCTTCTTTGCCTTAGCAAACTCCACCCACTCTGGATCGCCATGCGGAACCAGTGCGATTTCCGCCGAGCGACGTGAGGAGAGGGTCGTGCCGAGGTGATTGAGAACATCGAGGATGTCAATACGGCTGAGAAGCTGGCCTGCCCGCGCATTGAGGATTTGTGCAAGTCGCTCAAGTGCCGGTGCAAAAGTCTCGTCGCCGCTCGAAATCCACCCGTACCCGGCAAGACGCTCGCCGGCCGGACGAATTTGGCTGAAGTCAAGTCGAAGCACATCAGCCTTCCGCTTGCCAGCCAGCACCTTACCCACCGACTTGGCCCAGGCTTCGGCGCTGTCACCAATACCAATAGTCCAGACGGTCTTACCGTGTTCCTGCGTATACGTCTCGACATTGGTTTCGCGGCCCTTCTTCTGCTCAAGCTGGGCCCGCTGGCTACGGACAAGCTCGATTTCCATGGGCGACGTGAAGCCGTTCAGGGTACCGACGACCGGCTCGAAGCCGACGCCGCAGCCCTGAAGAAGCAGCCAGAACGCATCGACGACGTCGTGGACGGTTTCGATCTTGGTGAAGGCGCAGTTGAACATCGAGGCTTCGCGCTTCTTGGCGACGGACGTACCGCCCAGCCACAGCGTGCGGCCGGACACCGATGCCGAGCGGTTCAGCAGGACTTCGCGCAGTTCCTCCAGTTCGTTCTCCTGTGCGGAGGTCAGCGGTTTGTCGCCAAGGGCACGCTGCCACAGCCAACGCTGGTGGCTAACGACGCGACCCACAATGTCTTCCCACGACTCGAAGCCGCCAGCCGGCAGCGGCCGGGCATAGGTGCGACGGATAATGGTTGCGGCACGCGCGGACGGCGTACGCATTTCGGGTGAATTGCGCATAAAGGCTCCAGATAGGGTGAAAGATGACTACTATACCAGAGGGCGACCCAGATTGCTAGTCCGTCTCGCCCGGGAAGATTACCTTGGCAGCATCAAGAAGCTCGCCTCGCCGCTGCGATCTAGCCCCCAATTCGGAGGCCAGAAGACGCAGCGTGAACGCGATGCCTTCGGGGGTATAGCCCTTCCGGCGCAGCATGACAATAAGGTTCTCGACAGGTTCAGCCATTGGTCAGCGCCTTCCACGAGAACGGGAACAGACGTTCCATGTCGGGCCCGATCTTCTCGACGATGGCCCGGGTTTCGCGCTGGGCATCCGGCTTGACCCGCAGACCCCACACCCGCGCCCAGCCCAGCAGGGACCCGGTCCAGTGCCACTCAGTATACATGTTCTGGGGCAGGATCATGCGGGCCTGTTCGGCGCAGCAGCCTTCCGCTACCATGCGCTTGTAGTCCCACACCAGCGACCGGGCAGCCACATCGATGCGCTCCGTGACACCGAACTTGTCGTTCCACTGCTGGTCCGTACTGCCCTGCTTGATGTCGTCAGAGCCCTTGCGCCACTCCGGCGGCCAGTACAGTTCCGGCGTGTCCTTGACGTAGCGCCTACTAATCTCGGACCACACGAAGCCGACCTGGTGCTTGGCCAGTTGACGGGCCACAAAGATTGGCGCCTTGAAGTGGAAGCTGACGTGGGGGTGCGCGAAAGGCAGTTCGTGCTTGTGGCGAGCCAGATAGTTCAGGAGGCGCGCATCCTTGTCAGGACGGAACTCCGAGACCCGTTTACCGAACGACACGCGGGCCGCGTTGACCACGGACAAGTCCGTGCCCATGTGGTCCAAATAGGTCACATCCACCGATAGCTCTCCTCGTTGATAGGAGAAGCAATCTAGTGCCACACTGGCAGTCTGTCAAGAAGCAAGCCCGCACGGCATTGGGCCTGTCCTACCGGGATTCCACGACTCGGTTCCGCATAGCGTGAACGCTAAGTACCCAGCTAGGAAAGGGGCAGACCCTCACGCTTTAGGTCCGCGACGTACTGGCATCGCGACGGTCGAGCATTCCCAACCGTATCCAGATCGTTGACCCCGCCAGATATACTAACGGGGGTGCCGTCGCCTATGAGGAGCCCAAGGGCGACGGCGTTGGGCTGGTATCCCAGTGGTAGGACCATCCCAAAAGAAAACCAACCCGTACTCCTTGCGGCGCAGAGGGGTTGGCCGAATTAGAAAAGGTGGGCGGGCCGCCGGCAACTAAGCTAGACGACCCGCCCTAGTTAAGTAAGGTAATTGTCCATATCTAGTAGGCTAGTCTGTCAGCACACTATCCCCCTGGCTGACAAGGAGGAATATAGTGCATGAGGGACCGTTTGTCAAGTGCGCTACGCGAGGGACCCGCCGGGAGCAGAGGGTGTGACAAAAATACCACAGTTGCATTCCAGCTAGACTTTTAGTACTATGTAGTCTACCTTCCAGAAGTGCGCCCGAAATCCTGTAGCATAGTTGGATGGGTGAGGAAGGTGAGCGGCAAAATCGCATCCTCACCAACGGGGCCAGCTAAGTCATTGAAATCATTGAAGAAGTGAGAAAGGTGAGCGAGTGAGCGACTCGCGGGAAACTTTTCTTATATATTCTTCTTTCTTCCTTATAAAAGGTAGTCGCTCACCACCCTCACCATTCTCACTTTGGGCTTACGCCCTTGATATATAAGGCTTTTTTAGGTGAGCGTCCGGTGAGAATCCTTTTGAGACCCTCACCGCCCGCCTACTGTAGCTTTCGGCACGTATCTTTTCATAGCGCGTAGCGTAAAGTAAGGCAAGTGACATTAGGGCTAGGCAATTGTCACCGGTTACTGGTCGTTACGAATACGGAATGAGTTATGTGCTTGACGTCCGGGTAGGGCCCCGCTATAGTTAGTGCAGTTTTAGGAGGGCGTAGCAATGCTCAAATGGTTTAGGCCGGAATACCGGATTGTGCAGGACTTCCTGTATGGGTACGAGGTGCAGAAGCGCGTGTGGTGGTGCCCGGTCTGGACACCGATTGGGTACAGTAATTCGCATTGCTCGGTGGAAGAGGCTGAAGACTGGCTTGCTAGGAAGCTGAAGCGGGAAGCCTGGTCGAAGTATTTGGGGCGGCTGTGATGGCGATTCCGTTGCGGGTGATTCAGCGGTACAAGCTAGACGAGCAGGATGAGATGGTTTGCACGGGGTATAAGCTCCAGGTGAAGACGGCCGAGGGCTGGGCGAACGTGCCGATTGTGTTTGTGAAGGAGGGGGAACAGGAGCCTGACTAGGGGATTGTGGCAAAAGTGGGGCAAACTCCAAAAATACGCGCGAATCTGGTAGGGGTAGGCTGACTGACGAACAGCGCCGGCCACATTTTCCAGCCTCCCTGTGGCCTACCCCCTACAAAATATAGTATGCCGTATACGGTTCGGTTGCGTACCAAAGCTCCCCGTTCCGGTTCCGCAACATGCCGTCGCCGGAAGGTAGACCGCATACCGTATACAATGCCTGGCCGGAACATGCTGCTGCCGGAACGCGCCGGGCGCATATCGTTCTTTCTTCCCAACAAGCCGGTTTCGTTCTGATCCGGGTGCGGAATACCCCTTGACATGGAATATTTTCCTGGCGGTAGGCTTAAATGCCTGGCCATGGGTATTCATAAGCGGAAGTAATAAATACAGGGTTATTCATTTGCCATTAGGTAACTACCTAGTTACTTGTCCTAAGCCTATTGACATCCCCGCATCCCTCACCTATGCGCGCGCGCGCGTTCCTTCCTTATCACGCCGCAAACCCCATGCGTCCCCCGCATAGCTGCCATGCAAAAACAGCACTACCACCCCGCCCCGCCCCCGGGCTAGGTTTCTTTCACCGGCAAGGCATCCCGCCCCGCCCCTCGCATAAGGTTCCGCCCTATGTCCCTCGCTTCCCTGCTCGGCGCCCTAGCCCGCGAAGCTAACAGTGCCGCCATCATGGTAGAAGATGCCGGCGTTTCCCGTGTGGGATACTGCGCCCGCAAGGCTGAATTGTTCCGGCTTGCGGCCGACGGTTTCGCACAAGCCGCCGCCCACGAAACGGAAAGCGATGCCGCCCGCCAAATGTGGCAGCACCGCGCCACTAAAGCCGCCGCAGCTGCCGCGTCATGGTCCAGTTACGCGGACCATTGGCTAAAGCATGAAGCCGCCGCTTTCGAACCCGCCTAACATTCCGGCTTCCGGGTGGCTTGCCACCCGGTTTCCCGAGTGTTAGACCGCTCGCATCGCAACCCTTAGCATAGGTGACGCCCTATGTCCCACATGATGACGGCCAAGGCTGCCGCCGATATCGCCGGTTCCCTAGGCTTCCCATCCAAGATGCCCGGCACCGCCTATGGCCTGCCCGCGCAAGCGTGCATCACGGGTGCCAAGCTGCACGCCGTGCCCGATACCGTGTGTTCCGATTGCTATGCCCTAAAGGCAAACTATCAATATCCTTCCGTAAAGAAAGCGCAGGCCACGCGCCTTGCCGCAATCGAAAACCCGCGATGGGTGCCGGCTATGGTATCAATGCTGCGCAAGGCGCATGGCCTCGACGGCGGCAAGCCTGCCCGCGCCGTATCCGATCCGGGGTGGCACCGCTGGCACGATGCCGGCGACATCCAATCTGAAGCGCATCTTCACGCTATGTGCGAGGTGGCACGTCAAACGCCGGAGATCGTCCATTGGCTGCCGACGCGCGAGGTCGGGATCGTTTCCGCCTTCTGGGCCGCCGGCCACAAGGAACCCAGCAACCTACGAATCCGCGTATCTGCAACCAAAATTGACGGGGCGCCATCCTCGCGCTTCCCCCTCACTTCAAGCGTGTATGACAAGGAACCTCCGCGCGAAGGCGCCTATGTGTGCCCGGCCTACACGCAAGGTGGCAAGTGTGGCGATTGCCGCGCATGTTGGTCCCATGAGGTCGCCGAGGTCGCCTATCCCCGCCACTAACCCGAAAGGAACCCGCCCCAATGGCCCGCGATATCTTTGTGTTCGAATTGTCAACCATGCTGGACATATGCGCCGGCCTAACGGAACGCGGCCACGGTTTCGAGGTGACGTGGCACGATCACCAATGGCGCATCCGCCTAACCGGCGCCTTCTAGCAATCCGGTTTCCTAGGGGCTTGCCCCTAGGTTCCCCGAATGCTAGTGCATTCGCTCGCAACCTCTCAGCATAAGGTTTCGCCCTATGTCCCTGTCAGCTACTGCGCAAGCCGCGCTTGCCGCCGCTCTCTCCACCCGTGGCCCCAACAAGGGCAAGCTCCTGCGCTCCGCGCCCAAATCCAACACGCATGCCTGTGCCGCGTGGCAGGGGGCCATGCTCTCCGTCAACCCTTACAAGGCTAGCATCTTCGCGCTGATCATGATGGACGACATCCAGCGCGCCATCTTTGGCGAGGTGCAAGCGCATTTCGACCGCATGCCAAAGGCCGAGCGCATCAAGTTTGATGCCGACCGCGCCACCCTTGAAGCCTGCGGCGTTTGGTAAGGAACCCGAACCATGCTCGAACATGCAAGCGATGATGCGTCCGAGGCCATGCGTGATGCGCACGGTGCCGCCGAAAACGTGGCCCGCCTACTTGATAGGTATTGGGGCGACGCTGGGTCCGATCCCATTGTGGTGCGGGAGTGGCGCGAACGTCTTGTTGCGCTGGCCTTCGAAATCGAACGGGAGCTGGGCGAACCATCGGAACGCCTGTCTTGCGGGGGCCTCGTGAAGCGCAGCTACCTCGACATATACCGCCGAGCCTAGCCGCCAAGTTGTATACAAAACCAGGCAGCGGGAGACGTGTGCCCGCGCCACATCTAGGAGACACGTGCCATGCGTGTTCTGGTAGCCTGCGAATACAGCGGCGCTGTCCGCGATGCCTTCCGTGCCCGAGGCCATGACGCATGGTCCTGCGACCTGCTGCCGACCGAACGCCCCGGCCCGCATTATCAGGAAGATGTGCGCGAGGTGATCGCCGATATGCAATGGGACCTGATGATCGCCCATCCCCCATGCACCCACCTCGCCGTGTCCGGTGCCCGCTGGTGGAAGGATAAGCTATTCGAGCAGGGCGAAGCGTTGGATTTTGTGCGCTTCCTGATGGACGCACCCATCCCGCGCATCGCAATCGAGAACCCGGTTAGCAAGATCAGCACGGCCATCCGCAAGCCGGACCAGATCATCCAGCCATGGCAATTCGGGCATGGTGAAACCAAAGCCACGTGCCTGTGGCTCAAGGGCTTGCCCAAGCTGGTGCCGACTGATATTGTAGACGGGCGCGAAGCCCGCATCCATAAGATGCCGCCCAGCGCAGACCGTTGGAAGGAACGCAGCCGCACCTATCAGGGCATCGCCGATGCGATGGCGGCGCAGTGGGGCTGAGAACGGAAGGAGAACAGGACGATGGCAAAGCAGAAGCAGGTGAAGCCGCCCGAACCGGTGCCCGGCGAGGCGTTGCACGCGAAGCTGATGGAGGAAGCGTGGATGCTGCAATGGAAGGTGCGCGACGCGCAGCGGGAGGTGGAGCGGCACAGGGCGGCGCTGCCCAGCCAGCCCCACTGGAACAAGTTTGGCATGGTGCGGACCATCAGCCGGCTGGAAGTGGAGGCGCAGGTGCTGGAGCGGGAGGTGGCCCGGCGCTGGGGTGAGGTTGCGAGGATGGGCGAGGCGCTTGCAGCTCGACCCTCACCGCAAAAGCGTAAGAATTCCAAGGCGGTAGCCTGAAAGGTGAGGAAGTGAGCGACGCGTCTAACCTTTTTCTATATCTTCTTTTTCTTGGTAGGAAAGATGGTCGCTCACCATTCTCACTTCCTCACCAGCGGGCCTAAGCCATTGATATTGCTGGGCTTTTGCGGTGAGAATCCCCGGTGAGAAAGTTGTTGACACGCCGAATGCCGCCCAGCTAAAAGCACAGACGGGTGGCATAGTATCAGGAGACTACATAGTGCCACGTGTTGCGTAGGAATTCAACCTTGGCGGGGGCCTTACGGCCTACCCCATACATGAAGGAGGGAAGCAGATGATCGAACGTGATCCGCAGCTAACGTTGCAAGCGGTGGCCGACGAGCTAGGCTGGGACACTTCCAGCATGCTGCTGGTCACCCTGAATTTCATCGCATCGCTGGGGCATGAGCGCCGGCAAGCCTTCGCCATCTACCTTGACACCGTGCGTGAGGAGGAGATAGCTTTCAACACGTTGCCGCCCAACCACGTAGGAGCATGACCATGACCGACAGCATCTTGCCGCCCAATCTGACCACGATGCGCTCGCATTACTTTCGTCGGGTTCGAAGCGAAGCTTTCGACGCTGTTCACAAGGCGTTGCAAAAGATGCGGGTTCTGGTCCCGTGCCCGGAACTTTATTACCCTGAGCATGAGGACCTCTTTATCGAGGCGGCCACTGCCAATGCAAAGCATGTTGTGTATCTAACTAACTTGCAAAGCGAACTCTATGCCTTGATGATGGCGACCGACAACTTCGATAGGGAAGAACGCAAGAAGGAAGGGGCAGGCTGACCCTCGCACCTGCAAGCTCTGGCATTGGGGCTTGCATAGCGAAGGCCAATCCCGGCTTTCGATTAGGAGACGAGACATGCTTCGCAGACACGACCTCGTTCGGCTTACCAGCTATGTCTACACGATACCCTATCAGGCCACCTATCAGGTGGTGAAGGGGCGCAAGGTGGCGCACATGGTTTCCAACTGGCCCTTCTGGATCAACACCAACTATCATGCGTGGAAGTTTGATCTGAGCCAGCTTGACGCGGCATCGATGGTGGACTTCCGCCTGACGAGCGAGGCCGGCGAGTGGCATGGGCGCATCCCGCGCCGCGATCTGCCCGCCAAGTTTGTCAGCTTCAACTGCACGGGGGAGGGGTTCCTCAAGATGCGCGGGCGCTACTTCTCCTACTTCCGCAAGGTGGCCTGACATGGAAGGCATCGTCACGTACCTGCTGCTGGAGGTGGCCGTTGCGTCCATCGCTGGTGGCGTGCTTATCGTCTATCTGTTGAGCAGGAGAAGCTGACATGACACCGCGCCCCTTCTTTGTGGTGCCCCGCATTCGAAGGGGCGCTTTGGGTTGGGTCTATCTGCGCTGGGGCCGTAAGCTCTGGCGCCTCTGGTAAGGAGAAAGCACATGGCACGTGTGTCCATGCCGCCCTTCGCGGTGGTGAAGCGGTGGGAGAATGATCCCTACCGGCGCATGAAGTTGGAGATCGAAAGCCTGCTGGTTACGATCGATCAGGACTTCGCCAAGCTGCAAAAGAGTGGCACCGCCCTCGAATACAGGGTGGTGGCGTCGAAGCAGGCCGCTCAAGCCAGGCGTTTGCTGTCCACCCTTCGCGCCTGCGAAGCCTCGCGGTACGGGGACGACATCATATGACCAGAACGCAAGCCTTGCAGGTGTCATTCCCGCTGCGCTTGCATGATGGCACCGAGCATGACGTGGAAGGTACCGCCGTCGCTGTATGGCGGGAATGGTACGAAGATGGCGAGGCCCTGATCGCACTCGAACAGGTGGCCTTGGTCAGCGCCGAGGTGGATGGGCTGCATCTGAACAACGAGCAGCTTCGTCTCTTTCAGGAACTCTATAAGCCGATGTATGAGGAGGCACTCGAATGGATGGCGTTGTCGCTGGTGGAGGCATCCGTCTCCGTCATCCACTAAGGGCAGATGTCAAGGCCCGGAAGTATTATCTCGGTTGCGTCATGGTCCGACAGCTTGACGGCACCGTGAAAGTGTGGGCACCTGTCTACGGGGAGCGGCCTGCCCGGTGGGAGCTGGTCAAGGTTGCCTCCTCGATGAAGTCCGCACATAACTTCGTCCACAACACACGAGCAAAGGCATAAACATATGCTTATGATGCGAGAGCGGGAGACTGTGGAGGCCGGCGGCCTTGGCAGCGGCGGCGCATTCACCATTGCGGCCAGTGTCAAGGCGTTCGAGGTTCTGTCCTCCAACCTCTACCAGAACAAGACGCTGGCGGTGATCCGTGAGATCACGTGCAACGCAGTGGATGCACACACGGCGGCTGGCCTGCCGATCAGCACCATCCAAGTCCACCTGCCCACCTACATGGAGCCGGTGTTCTGGGTGCGCGACTACGGGTCCGGCCTGTCCGACGAGGATGTGCTGTCCCTGTATACGACCTACTTCCGATCCACTAAGGATCAGGACAACAGTCAGATCGGCGGCTTTGGTCTTGGCTCCAAGTCCCCCTTCGCCGTGGCCGACCAGTTCACCGTCACCTCGTGGCACGGCGGGTTCAAGTCCACCTATGCCTGCTACAAGCAGGACGGCATGCCGCAAGTCAATGCGGTGGGCAAGGAACCTTGCGGCTCTCAGACCGGCTTCGAAGTGCGCGTGCCCCTGACTGCCCGCTCCGGCTCCATCGTGGACTGGCATACGCAGGCGCGCTCGCTGTTCCGCTGGTGGCCTGTGACGCCCGCCGTCACCCCTTCCGAGATCTTGGATGAAGGCTTCCTTTCCGAGGAGTTGCTGCTCACGTCCGACTATGAGGTGGGTGGCGCGCCGGGCTGGGCTATCTTCAAGCACGTGCATCAGAACACGCTGGTCATGGGCAACGTGCCCTACCACCTGAACGAGACTGCCATCACGGGGTTGCCCGGTCCTGTCCTGCAACTGCTGGGCAAGATCAGGCTTGTCGTCCGGGTGCCGATGGGCAGCGTGTCCATCAGCCCGTCCCGCGAGACGCTGTCCTATGATGCGGCCACCAACAAGTATCTGGTGGACAAGCTGGCGCAGATCGGACGCGAGATCACGGCCAAGCTGGAGAAGGAAATCTCTGCCAGCCCAAGCCTGGCCGCAGCCCGTGAGCGTGTGCATGGCCGGGGCGAACACTCCCTGTCCCACCTGTTCGGTCGGCTCAAGGATATCGTGAAGCCGCGTTGGAACGGGAAGCCCGTGCCCGAGACGGTCAGCTTCAAGCTGCACACCGCCTTCTCGAAGCCGGCGCAAGCCTTCGACTACGTGAAGCCCGGCCACTGGTCCACCTTCCGCCGGGACTCCTACCCCGACACCGATCCGGTCTTCGAGCATGCCTTCCCCAAGTACGAGACCGTGGTGCGTCTAATCATGTGGACTGAGCGGGTCACGGCTGCGACCTTCCGCAAGCTCCGTCACCACTACCTGATGGGCGGCAAGCGGATCGACGTTAAGTTGCAGGTGGTGTCGGGCATCCCGTATCAGGAGCTTGTGGACAAGTGTGCCGAGACCGGCATGCCGGTCCCCGTCAACATCGACACGGCGCTGACTGCCCCGCCTCCCATCACGTCCGCATCCACCCGCGTCCCGGCCACGCAGTTCTACGAGGTAACTGTGGGCGGCTACAACTACAACTACACGCTGGTGCGGGACACGCTCGACCTGTCGGGCGGCGGTGTGTACGTCCGCTTTGGCGATGGCAGGCCCATGGCCGCCAAGTTGTTGCACGTGATGGCCTGCCTGTTGGCGCAGCAGGCGATTGCTCCGGCGCGTGTCATCGGCCTGCCTTCCAGCAAGCTGGCTCCGAATGGCAAGCTGCTCAAGGCGCTGGCTGCCAACGGCTGGCAGGAACTGGATACCGACTACCTCCAGAACATGGTGGACATGCCGGCTCTCCTCGAAGGTGAGCGCCAGACTGCCATCCACCACCTCCTCTTCGAACAGTCCGGCCTGCGCCGTAGTCTTGTGCGGGTCGGCATGGAGGATGCCAATACAGGTGCAATGTGGAAGGGGTTCGCCCCTGTCCACGCTGCCCTTCAGCCGCACTTCGCTTTGTACTTGAAGGCTGGCACCCAGCTTAGTCCTAATGTTCGCAGGCTGGATGCTGCAACGTTGCAGGACGTGCTGTCGCCTGCGCAGTGGAAACAGATTGTGGATACGCTTGCAATCCGCCTCAACGTGATGCAAGCTGTCGAGGGTTTCTTGAAGCAGCATCCGCTGCTCGCCTATGTCAACGGTCCCGGTAAGCTCGACGTTGACGCTGTCCGTGAATACGTAAACCGCTGATCCAGAAGGAGACATCAGCCATGGTTCCGTTCATCCTCTCTTCCGACTCGGTGTCCCTGTTCCCGTTCGGGCTGGCACCCATCACGCTCGACTCGTCGCACGTCAACTTCGCTGCGGTGGTCGAGGCCATCAAGGCGCGTGACTTCGACACGGCTATCGAACTGGCCTCCGTCGCATCCTTCGTCAACAAGGTGACTGAAGGTAACGTCACCGTGACCGAGGCCGGCGTCACCTTCAAGGGCAACCCCATCACCGGCTACCTCGCCGACAAGATGGTGGTGTTCCTGCGCAACGGCCTGCCTATCGAACACTACTGCCGGTTCCTCGACAACCTCATGGCCAACCCGTCCATGACTAGCCGCAGTGAACTGTTCCTGTTCCTCGAAGCTGCCGACCTGCCGATCACGCCGGACGGCCACTTCCTGGCATACAAGGCGGTGCGCGGCGACTTCAAGGACAAGCACTCTGGCACCTTCGACAACTCGCCCGGCCAGGTCCATGAGATGGCACGCCACGACGTGGACGACGACCGGAACAAGACGTGCAGCTACGGCTTCCACGCTGCCGCCTACGAGTACGCACACAACTTCATGTCGCGCAGCACCGACAAGATGGTTGCCGTGAAGATCGACCCGGCCTGCGTGGTGTCGGTGCCCTCTGACTACGGTAACCAGAAGCTGCGCTGCACCAGCTACGAGGTGATGTTCGAGGTACCCGGCGCAGCCGATGTCTTCAAGGGCAAGGCTGTCTATGAGGACACGCACGCCCCCCTCGATGACGAGGATCGCGACTACCTGTTCTGGCTGGGTGAAGATGTGGTTGACTGACCTGCTAGCGGGGGAGGGCTTCGGCTCTCCCCTTCCCATCCCGGAGGCATGAAGATGAGCGACGATGCGACTGATACACCTGCTGCTGTTCCTGTGGATAATCCTCCTGTTCTGAACCGGCTCACGAGGGCGCAGGTCTTTGCCCGTGACCCCGAGGAGACGACGCAGGAAGACATCGACTTCATCGTGGCCGAGCTTCGCAAGATTAACGAGCGCAACCGCAAGGCCCGCAAGGACGACGAAGCCATTGCCGAGGGCACGGCCAAGCTCAAGAAGGCCAACGCCGCAACCCGCAAGAAGAAGGGCACCGCCCCGCTTCCTGCCGATCTGCTGGACGCCAAGCTATGAAGCTGACCAACAAGCTGCGGCTACCCGAGGCTATCGTCCGTGCAGTCAGCAACGATTCGTATACGAAAGGCGAGGCCGACATCTCGGTGACCGAACTGCTGGTCCCGCCGCAGATGCGCAGACTACGCCTTGCCCATGACCACGAGCTTGAGGAGGATGTGAGCGACCGCATCTATTCGTTGCAGGGCCAGTCGATGCACCACATCATCGAGCGCGCAGCGGATGGTGATGCCTTCGTCATGGTGGAGGCTACCCTGTATGCGGAGTATGCAGGCTGGAAGGTGAAGGGCCAGGTCGACCACCTGCTGCTGGCGACAGGCGAACTGCTGGACTTCAAGCTCACGTCCACCTACAAGGTGAAGCCGGGCCAGCCGCCTCGTGAGTGGGTCGAGCAGACCAACATCTACAGGCGCATGCTTGAACGCGAGAAGGGCATGAGCATTCCTGCGGTTGCCATCCTTGCGATCCTGCGCGACTGGTCCAAGAGCCAGAGCCGCCGGTCGCAGGACTATCCGCAGGCGCCCGTCATCAGGCTGGAGGTTCCGCTCTGGACACCGGAGCAGGCCGACGCTTTCATCGAGGAGCGTGTGCGTCTGCATCAGGCGGCAGAGCCTGCGTCCTGCACCGACGCTGATGTCTGGGCCAAGCCTGCCAAGTGGGCTGTCCACAAGCGGGGTGCTGCCAAGGCGATCCGGGTCTTCGACAATCCCGTCGATGCGGAACAGCTTGCCAGCACAGCGTCTTCGTTGTATGTTGAGTATCGGCCGGGTGAAGCTGTTCGATGCCAAGACTGGTGTCAGGTGGCGCATCTGTGTCCGCAATGGCAAACAGATCCACGTAACATCCGCAAGCAATCCGCAGAGGAGATTTTGTTCGGTGGCTAAGTTCGAAGAGACGGCGCTCCCGCCTCGCATCCTGATCTGTGGCGAACCTGCGGCTGGTAAGACCGGCGCCCTGGCACAACTCGCCAATGCCGGCTACCGCCTGATGATCCACGACTTCGATAACAACAGCCGCGTCATCGGGTCCTACCTGAAGCCGGGCGCTGGCGAGGTCTACATCAATCCATATGTTGTCGCGAAGAGCACCACCGCAAACATTTTCGGGGACTCTGCTACGGCGACACGCGATGCCCATGCAGCAATGCTGCACTTCGGCAAGATGTTGTTGCACTGGAAGACGGCGACCGAGGATCTTGGCCCTTCCTCAAACATGACTTCGAAGGATGTCATCGTGGTGGACAGCGGCACCTTCCTTGGTGAACTGCTGCTGCTCGCATCCAATGAAGATGCCGAGGTGAAGCGGGACAAGCGGTCGCTGTACAATGTGGCGGGCACTTACTACGGCGCGATCCTCGACCGGCTGACCGGGCCTAAGATCGGAGCTTCCGTTGTTCTGCTGACGCACATCATGCAGACCGGCGAGAAGGACGAACAGGGGAGGATCATGGGCAAGGCCCGTGACATCCCGGTCGGGGTGGGCGAGAAGTTCTCGAAGAAGATGCAGACCTACTTCTCTGACATCTGGCACCTCGAAGTCGGGCGCGATGGTAAGCGTACCTTCAAGACCAGCGCCACCGACAAGGCTTCGCTGCGTTCCTCCGTACCTAACCTGATCAAGCCCGTCGAGGAGTTCGACCTCGCGTCCATGCTTGATCGCCTGACCGGGAGTAAGTAACATGCCGTGCATGCTTGAGTTCGAGACTACGCACAAGGCTCCGCTAAACGTCATCTACATCAATGCGAAGTCTATCCATACAGCCCAGCCACATCCTAAAGTTGAAGGCTTGACTGAGATCATCTACGGGCAAGAAAACCATGTGGTGGTGCGCGAGGAATGTAGCTCCGTTGTGGAAAGGCTTCGCCGCGCCTTCGAGATAGGAGAAGCATAGCATGCCGGTCGGTGGACCCCGGCTTCGTGAGGCGGGCCTTACCGTCAAGCGCCTCAACAACCTTGAAAAAAGTATTTATCAAAGGAGGAGTGCGAGCAACTGTGTGCTTGGCTCGATTCCGAAAAATCGCTTGGCCGAATTCACAAAGCACCAACTTGAGTCTGCGGGCATCAAGATTGGGCCGGGCGTGGACCTGAAGATGAAGTGAGATTTCTGGAGACATACGCTTGACGGGGCCGTACTCCAGATGTATCTATGCCCCGTCACCTCGTAGTGACAAACCCAAGATGGAGAATGCAAGTGGCTGATCTTTTCGACACCGTGATCGAGAACACCGCTTCGGAGCGTCCGGCTTTCCGGCAGGCCCCGGCGGGTGACTATCTGGTGACGGTCCAGTCCGTCAAGTTCGTCAAGGCGAACTCCGGTACGCAGGGCATCGAGCTTACCTTCACGGTGACGGAGCCGATGCACAACGAAGACATGGAAGGCGTCGAGCTTGCGAAGTGCCGCCTCCGCGATACCCAGTGGATCACGGAGAAGACTATCGGTTACGTGCAGGAGCGCCTTGCTCGTATCTCAGCCGACGTTGTGGGCGAGACGATCCGGGACGTGGCTGACATCCTGCCGGGCAATGACGTGGTGGTGTCTGTGTCGCACGAGACTTCCAACCGTGACGGCACGCCGCTGAATACGCCGCGTCTCAAGGTGGACCGCTACTACTCGGTCGACTGGTACATGAACAACAAGAAGGCCGCCTAACGGCACGGGGAGGGGGTAGGCTTCGGTCTACCCCTTTCCACTTTCAGGAGGGTACTCACGTGATCCTCGAAGTCTTCCACACTGAGACCACCCCCGCACACGAGCTTCGCCGCAGGGTCACCGAGATCCTCGTGGCAGCCGGCGAGCCTGCTCCCCTCACCATCGAGGACTTCCAGGCTATGCGGCAGGAGAAGAAAGATGTCCGATAGCGCAGTTGCGCAGGCCCGTCGCCTGTACATGCACTCCAAGAACGACGGCCGCATCACGGCTATGGATATGTCCCGCCTCGTCGCCTCGATGGAACTACTCCAGTCCGAGCGCAACCGCCTGTTCGCTGCCGTCAAGCTGGCCGAGGAAATGCTGCGCGATGCCGGCCTGACCCACGGCGCCGATGCCATGCTGGCCGCGCAGATGGAGACCGACACATGACATGGCCCGAGATAATCATCTTGACCGCCGCCGTAATCATGGCCGGCTTCATGATCTTCGGAGTGTCCGATGACTGACGCCGAACGCGATCTGCTGCTGGCCGTAGCCAAGGCCGTCCTGATCGGGACGCATCCCCCGGACTACGACTATCGAGCGTCGGACCTGCTGTCCCAAGCGTGGCACGCAACAAGGAAAGCGATGAATGAGGTCGAACGTGAGGTGGAAGCTAGGCGTGCTGACGCTGCTGCTCTGCTGGCTACCCTTGAAGGCGCATGCAAACCCCAGCCGCCAGATGGAATGTCTGGCGAAGGCAGTGTACTGGGAAGCGCGCAACCAGCCGTTCAATGCCCAAGTTGCGGTCGCCCAAGTTGTCCTGAACCGCGTCGAGGATGGTCGTTTCCGCTCTGACATTTGCGGCGTAGTCTTCCAGCGGGACTCGCGCGGCTGTCAGTTCACGTGGGTCTGCACCAACGCAACCCGCCGGCCTCGTGATCCGCTCCCGTGGCATGTCGCCCAAGTCGCAGCCTATGTGGCCGTCTTCGACTACATCGACATGGTGAACGGCGCGATCTTCTTCCATGACACGAGCGTTCGACGCTGGTCACACATGGAACGAACTGCTAGAATCGGCGAACTCGTTTTCTACAGGGAGCGATAAGGTGGGTAGGAACTACAGCCCGGCTGCAAGGCTGGAGATCGAACGCGAAAGGTGGCGGCGGGAGCAGGGCATCGAGGCGCCTGTCTCTACGTCGACTACGGATCGCCGCACCCAAGTTGTGATTGTGCCCATCCAGTTGGAGCTTCCCTTCGATGAAGACAGCACTGGTCGTTGATTGGCCCTCTGTCGATGCGGCTGACGGCAACGTCATGTCGGAGTGGGAGTGGCAGGTCACCAGCGAACTGATGAAGCTGGCCGGCTTCAAGCCTGACATCATCACATTCGCGCACCCTGCCTACGTCCAGAAGTGGGGCACCCTGTTTGTGGGCGGGAAGGTCGGCGGGGAACTGCTGCCCTTCGCCAAGGCGTCCCGAGACAAGCTGGTCGAGAGGCTGCGCGGTTGCGATGTGGTGTTGACGCTGGGTCCGCATGCCATGTTCTGCCTGACCGGCGAGTACAAGATCGACACCTACCGGGGCACCCATGTGGACAGCCCCTTTGTCGAAGGCATGCAGGTGGTGCCGACCTACGCCCCAGCCCTGTACGCTAGGCTGGCGTGGAACGAGCGGCCCGTCGTAGTGTCAGCTATGCGTAAGGCGAAGCAGCGGTTCGTCGATAAGCCCCGGACCATCTACCTGCCGGACACCATCGCTGATCTGTATGCGTTCTCGACGCAGCACATCGGCGACCAGATCGTCTTCGACGTGGAGACCAACAAGTCCTGCCGTATTACGGAGTTCTCGGTCTCGACCTCGTCGGACTGCTGTCTGTACGTGCAACTGGAAGACATGGCCTACCGGTCGCAGTGGTCCGAGCAGGACGAACTGGACATCTGGTTGTGGCTCCGCTTCCTCGCTGCCCGCAAGGATCTGGCGTGGGGTTTCCACAATGCGACCTACGACTTGACCTATCTCGACGCCTATAGTATACGACCGCGTGGCCCGATCTTCGACACGATGCTTCGTCACCACGCATGGCAGCCGGAATGGGAAAAGAGCTTGGGCTTCCTAGCTTCCCTTCATATTCCGACTCGGGCGTGGAAGCATCTACGGACCAAGGCCAAGAAGGACTTCAACAAGACAGGCGCCATATGAGCGAAGATGATGCGGCCCTGCGCCGCCTGTGGGCTAGCGTAATTATTCAGGCGCTGATCGATGCCACGGCAGTACCACACTCGCCAGTGGCAGCGGCTCACAAGCGGCAGGCCAGAGCCTGGCTTTCGGTTGAGTACGGTACGACAGCACAGAACTTCGACGAGGTTTGTCTGGCTGCCGACATCGAGCCGAGCAGGGTCCGCAACTTCTTTAAGGGATACGAGGGGCCGCCCTTGACGCTGCACGTCCTGTCCCGTATGCGAGACACCTTCCTGAAAGGTAACGTCAGTGCGAACAATCACCGACATGACCCCGACTCCTGAGAATCAGGAGATCGTCTACAACGCACTCGATACCATGCAGACCATGGCCCTCAAGGAAATCTATGACGAGGGCCTTCTGCCTGCGTGGGCCAAGACCACCTACGAATACAGCGAACTGATGCTGGGTCCCATCATGACCATGATGCGGCGCGGCGTCCAAATCGACACAGCCAAGCGTGACCGTCTTGTGGCTGGCCTCCGTGCCCGTGCCGACAAGGTGCAGGCCAACTTCGACTATGTGTGCGAGACGCTGTGGGGCACGACCATCAACCACAACTCCACGCCCCAGCTTATCTATATGTTCTACACGCTGCTCGCCATCCCGGAGCAGACCAAGTCCAAGAAGGGCGAGACCAAGGTCGGCACGGATCGGGAAATCCTTGAGCGCATCGCAGCCAACTACCCGCGCGGCGCCTTCTTCGCGAACCACATCCTGCGTATCCGCGACCTCGAAAAGCAGGTCGAGTTCCTCTCGAAGAAGCTGTCGCCCACCAACCGCTTCCACGCATCCTTCAACATTGCCGGCACCGAAACGTTCCGCCTCTCGTCCAGCGAGCATCCCTTCCGCATCGGGTCCAACCTCCAGAACATCCCGAAGGAAGCCCGTTCCTGCTTCATCGCCGACCCCGGCTACATGATGTTCTACTCGGACCAGCAGGGTGCCGAGGCCCGCATCGTGGCCTACCTGTCCGGCGACGAGAACTACATCGCAGCCGTCGAGGGTGGTGACTCCCATACGATGGTGGCCTCGATGGTGTTCGGCTTCCCGCCTGACCGCGAGCTTGCCGAGCGCGAGTACTACCGGGGCTACTCGTATCGGGACATCACCAAGAAGGGCGCCCACGGCTCCAACTACTATGGCAAGCCGTTCACTCTGGCCCAGCAGATGAAGGTCGAGAAGGAGGTGGCCGAGTCTTTTCAGGCGCAGTACTTCAGGCGCTTCCCCGGCATCAGCGACTGGCACGTGTGGGTGGCCAAGCAGCTTCAGACCAAGGGCCATCTGATCACGCCCTTCGGCATCCGACGCAACTTCTGGAACCGCCGTTGGGACGATGCTACCCTGCGCGAGGCCATTGCCTTTGTGCCGCAGCACTGCGTCGGTGTCCTCATGAACATCGGCATCTACCGGCTGTGGGAACGCTTCGAGGGGAAGCCGGGCGCTGATGTGCAGATCCTGCTGAACCTGCATGACGCGGTGCTGGGTCAGGTCCGCATCGACAAGGCCGACGAGTTGCTGCCGCAGGTGCTGGAGTGCTTGCACTTCCCGTTCCCGGTCGCCGACATCAAGGGCAAGAGCCGCGAAATTATTATTCCATTCGATGTGGAAGTCGGCTATAATTGGCTCAAGGCCAGCGATAAGAATCCTGATGGCCTCAAGAAGTGGAGGCCCAATGGCAAAGCATGACTACCTGTCGGACCGGGCAGCGAACTACAAGCTCATGTCCGACATCAAGAACTGGTGGCGCAAGCGTGGCTACGAAGTGAAGGTGTGGATGGAGCGGGCCATTGATCCGTCCAACGGCACCAACATCCACGTCATCAGGACCAACATCCATCAGGACGTCGAGAACGCGAGGACCCGCTATGTCACCGACCGATAACATCGTCTCCTTCAAGGGGACTGCCCAGCCCACGGTCACCGAAGCCGAAGTAATGAGCGAGCGGGAGGAATCCATCGCGTATCTGGCGACGTTCCTGCTGGACAACAAGGACGCCATCAAGAGCTTCGTCTGCGGCATCTCCTTCCACGCTGACAGCGACGGCGACCAAGCGTTCCACATGCTGACTTCGCCCATCGACGTGGCCGAAATGGCGCTGACGCTGCGTCTCCTCGAAGATGGCTTCCGCCGGTATCTGCCCGGCCCGGAGTAAACTTGGCGAAGTATCCTAGGCGCCCGGCCCCCATTCGGCTGGGCTCTCCAGTTGTTGGGCGGTATGCTGACTACGTCCCCGAGTTCAGGAAGACGAAGCGGACTGCCGCCCAGCAAGCTGGCCTATCATTTGAGAAGGCCGTCCTCAAGAAACTCAAGGCGATCTACGGAACCGTCGAGGCTTCGCCCTGGCTCTACTACCAGACGCCCAAGCGCAGCGGCATCTGCCAGCCTGACGCCCTGCTGCGGCTAGCCGACGATCACATCTGCATCGTAGAAATCAAGCTGTCTTGGATGCGCCCTGTGCGCCAGAAGCTGATGCAATTCTACGGCCCCGTGGTGGCAGCCATATACCCTGACGCCAAGCTGTCCTACCTTCAGATATACAAGAACGCCAAGCCGTCCTCCCACAAGAAGTCCCTAAGCATTTATGGGCTTGACGCCATGCCACTCGGTAAGTATAAGGAATGCCAGTGGCTAGGCATATGATGGGAGACGCAATGCAACCCACCGTCAAGTTCAAGAAGCTGGTGCCGAATGCGCTGCTGCCTATGAAGGCAACGCAAGGCGCGGCCTGCTATGACCTGTTCGCCTGTGACACCGTCTGTCTCGATGACATGCGGACGTGCAAGGTGATCGGTACCGGCATCGCCATCGAGTTGCCGCCCGGCTACATGGGCCTCGTCTGTTCCCGCTCCGGCCTCGCCGCGAGGGAAGGCGTCTTCGTGCTGAATGCACCGGGCGTCATCGACGAGGACTATCGGGGCGAACTGAAGGTGATCTTGGGGCGCCTGCCCTACACGCCGCAGTGGCCCAGCGAAAAGTACACGATGATCGAGCCGGGCATGCGGATCGCCCAGCTTATGATCATGCCGGTCACATCCATCGCAGTCGAGGAAGTGACTGCCCTCACAACAACGGCTCGCGGCGAAGGCGGGCTTGGTAGCACAGGAGCCTAAGATGATTATCACGAAGATTGCATTCACGTCCGTCATCCTGCTGATCACGCTGGCCTTCGTGCTGGTGGCTTTCGAGGAAGACGTGCGTCCCCGTGGCTGGTCCAAGTTGAGCCGTCTCGACAAGGGTCTGGTCCTCCTCTTGGTCGCCGTCATGGTGGCGCTGTTCGTCGGCGTGCTTGCCCTGATCTGGGGGCTGTGATGAACACGGCACTGGAGTTGCCGGACGGCAATCCCAAGACCATCTATGGGATGTCGAAGCCTGGCATCGAGGGTGTCCCGGTGGCACCCCTGTTTATGGTGGGCGAGGTCATGCGGCTGGGCATCCGTAAGTATGGCCTGACGAACTGGCGGCACGACCCGATCTCGGCGTCCGTCTATTACAATGCGGCGATGCGCCACATCATGACATGGTGGGACGGCGACAACGTCGACTTCGAAAGCCAGCAGCCGCATCTGGCCCATGCCGTGGCGTGCCTGCTAATCCTGATGGATGCTCGCCTGTCGGATGACCTGATCGACGACCGCCCCAGCGCCGGCCTTACGGCTTCTTATCTGGACAGTCAGGCCCGTCGCCGAGGAGATACGGCATGACACCCAAGACTGTACTGCTGATCCCCGACACGCATGCGATGCCGGGCGACAAGCTGGATCGGTTCGCCCGGATGATGGCGTTCTTGGAGGACCGCAACGTGGTGCTGGACCGGGTGGTCCACATCGGCGATCTGTGGGACTTCGGCTCGCTATGCACCCACGACATGGATGATCCGCGCTGGTCGCATAGGTCTTTGCAGGAGGACATCGAGGCCGGCTTTCAGGCGCTGGACTGGATAGCCTCCATCGCCGCAGCCTTTGGGGGTGCGCCTATCGACCTCAACGAGGGCAACCACGAGAACCGCTACAACACGTGGATGGCTTCCGACAATCGGCTGCTGACGTCGGAGTTCCCGAAGACCATGAAGCAACTGGTGGCCCAGCGCCGGCCTACCTTCAACCTCAAGTACCACCCGTTCCTGAAGCCGGTCACCATTTATGGGACTGTGTTCCAGCACTACTTCGTGTCCGGGGTCATGGGTCGACCGCAGGGCGGCGAGCATCACGCCAACAACCTGTTGAAGTCCCAGCACATCTCGTGTGTCTGTGGCCATTCGCACCTGCTGTCCACGGCTACCCGGACCAAGGCGGATGGTGCCAAGCTGCATGCTCTGGTGGGCGGCTGCTTCGTGGACCCCGAGGGGGACTTCTCCTACGCCAAGGCGGCCAAGAAGCTGTGGTGGAACGGCTTCCACCTGCTGCACTTCACGGCGCCCGGGGTCTTTGACGTGGAGTCCGTCTCCATTGAAAGGCTTTATAATCTGTGATATAATAGGGGTATGGCTAAGACCCCGGCATGGCAACGGGCCGAAGGCAAAGACCCTAAAGGTGGGCTCAATGCCAAAGGCCGTGCCTCCTACAATCGTGCGAACCCCGGTAAGCCGGGCCTCAAAGCTCCTCAACCCGAGGGAGGCCCGCGCCGGGATTCGTTCTGTGCCCGCTCTGCCGGCCAGATGAAGATGTGGCCGAAGGCTGCCAAGAATCCCAAGAGCCGTCTCCGGCTGGCGAGGAAGGCATGGAACTGCTGACCTGCACCAAGTGTCAGGTAGCGAAGGGAGCTTCCCCCGCTTTCTTCCCGCCGCACAATAAAAAGAAGAATGGCTTAGATAGTTGGTGCCGTTCTTGCCGCAGCGCCTATCGTTCTGATATTAGACGCGGTAAGTATCGCGATATGGGGTGCGACGATACCATCCTCAAAGAGCTTTTGGCTGGCGGCGAATGCACTATATGTGGCGACAAGCCAAGCCGGTTAGTTGTAGATCATTGTCACCAGACTAATCGAGTCCGAGGCATTCTTTGTTCCGAATGCAATCTCGGCCTTGGTAAGTTTAAAGACGACCCCAAACTACTTGAGTTTGCTAGGATTTATTTACTTGCTTCACAAGAAGTTCAAGAAGCTATTGACTACATAGGAACTGATTAACATGTCCGACGCAGTCAAGCAAGCCCAAATGTCCGAACAGATGGCGGCCAACGCCTCGAAGGGCGCCCTAATCGAGAAGGTCGTATTTGCGGCCATCCCAATCCTCTTTAGCTGCGTCGTCTACCTGATGACCTCCCTGTCTTCGGCCAACAACGAGATCACGATCCTCAAATCCCGTATTGCGGTCGTCGTCACGCAGGACAACCGGGCGATCCCGCCGCAGGGTACGACCATCGACATGGCCCAGATCCGCGAACATCTGTCCAACCGGATTGAACAGGTGGAGCGCGACGCTTCCATTGCCCGTGGCAACATGACGCTGGACCGTGAACGCAGCATGGCGGGCATCGAGCGTGGCCGACTTGAAATGGCTGCCGATGCGGCTTCTGCCCGCGCTGCAATCCGGGCCGACCTGACCCGCATGATCAATGAGCTTGACAGGCGCGTGGCCCTCTTGGAGTCCCGGAATGGAACCGCTCCTCAATCTCGTTAGGACCGTAGCCCCGTCCATTGCGACTGCCGTGGGTGGACCACTGGCAGGCATGGCGACCCGTGCCATTTCTGAGGCCCTGCTGGGCAAGCCCGATGGTACCGAGGCCGAGCTTGTCGAGGCGGCAGCCAAGGCGACACCCGAGCAGTTGCTGGCCCTGAAGAAAGCCGAGCAGGACTTCGCGGTGCAGATGCGCGAACTGGATGTCGATCTGGAACGCATCGCCAACGAGGACCGCAACAGCGCCCGCGACCGGGAGATCAAGACCAAGGACTGGACGCCCAAGGCGCTGGCGGGCCTGATCACCCTTGGGTATTTCGGGGTCCTGTTCTTCATGTTGCTGAATGGCCTGCCTACGACGGGCGGCTCCGAGGCTATGCTGGTTATGCTGGGTACGCTTGGCACGGCATGGGGTGGCGTGGTTGCCTATTACTTTGGCAGTTCCGCCGGCTCCAAGGAAAAGAGTGACGCAATGAGTAAGATGGTGCGCAAGTGAAAGACAACTACGCCAAGTGGCTGGCCCTGATTCTAAAGCATGAGGGTGGCTACGTCGATCACCCAGAGGACCCGGGCGGCGCCACCATGAAGGGCATCACGCTCGCTACCTTCTCGGCCTTCAAGGGCAAGCCCATGAGCAAGGACGAGTTGCGCGCCATCTCTGACGCCGACGTCAACACCATTTATAAGGACCAGTATTGGGATGCGCTGCGCTGCGACGAACTGAAGTCGGGCGTGGACCTGCTGGCCTTTGACATGGCCGTCAACAAGGGCGTTCGCCGGGCAGTCAGGCTGATGCAACGGGGCGCCGGAGCCGTGGAGGACGGGGCGCTTGGCCCTAAGAGCATGGCCGCCATCAACGCCGCCGACCCTGCCGACCTGATTGCCAAGGTGTCCGAGGAGCGTCGCGACTTTTATAAGAGCCTGAAGACGTTCCCGACTTTCGGCCGTGGCTGGCTGCGGCGTGTCGACGAAACTGAGAAGGAAGCTCTCCATGCCGCTTAAGAAGGGCACCTCGCAGAAGACTATCTCGGAGAATATTCGCCGCGAAATTAGAAGCGGTCGTCCCCAAAAACAAGCCATCGCCATCGCCCTGAGTGCGGCCGGCAAGTCTAAGAAGGAACCCAAGAAGTGAAGCGCAAAGTCAAATTCCAAGAGGGCGGCACCGTCGAAGAGCCCGCTCGCCGTCCAGCACCCCGCTCTCGCCTGTCCCGTATGAGCGAGGCTGCCCGCAACCGCTTCTCGGAAGCCCGCGCCGCTTCCCAGCGCGAAGTCGAGCGTCTGAATGCGATGCGTGACGTCGAAGAATTTAATCGGAGCCGGCAGGTAGCCGAGGCCAATCGTCGTGCGGGCCTAGCTTCGTATCCGGCTCCGGGCAGCCAAGACTTTACGACTGACACCCGAGGCACGACGCGCCGTGGCGCTGCTACGGGCCGTGAGGTTGTGCCCTTTCAGGAGCCCGGTATGCCCGCTACGCAGGGTGGTCGTGAAGTTGGACAGCCCCGCCCGTCCGCTAGCCGCGCCCTTGCCAATGTTGCTACGCCCCGCCAGATTCCGCTTGGAAGCACGCGTCCCCCGGTCGGCGGCAACATTGCCACAACGGCTCTCGGCCTCGCAACAGGGATTGCCGAACCCCTCGTCGAATACGGTCGTGGGTACATGGACCGTCGGGCCGAAGAGCGTGCGCTTGCAAACGTCCGTCGTGAAGTAGAAGCCCGTAACGAAGCGCCTGCCGCCGCGCCTGCTCCTGCTCCGGCTCCTGCCCCCACTCCGGCTCCGGTTCGTCGTCCTGCTGCGCCGGCTCCCAGCGAAATTTCGGCAGAGCGTCTGAACCAACTGGCAGACGGTGCCGAACCGATGAATCGCCGTGAGCGCGATATTCAGATGCGGATAATGGATCGCCGCCAAGAACTTGAGGGCCGGGGCGTGGCTTTCAAGAAGGGTGGCATGGTGAAGCCGAAGCCGGTTGCTAAGAAGGCGGGCGGTATGGTAAAGTCCGCTCCGAAGAAGATGATGAAGGGCGGCATTGTCGCCAAGCCCAAGTCTAAGGCGAAGCCGTCCGGTAAGCCTATGCCCGCTTTCAAGAAGGGCGGCATGATTAAGAAGGGAAAGAAGTAATGCCTGGTATGATGAAGAAGGGTATGATGTATCAAGAGGGTGGCCCGGTGCGGTCGCCCGGTAAGCGCCGGATCATGGAAGGCGGGCCGAAGGGTCTGCCGATGATGACGCCGGAGCAGCTTCGTCAGGCCCGCGAGGGTATGACGCCGGAGGAGCGCCGCGACTATCAGCGTGCCCCGACTGCCGAAGAGGCTCGTCGCATGGGCAGCGCCATGAAGAAGGGCGGCATGGTCAAGGCCAAGGCTCCCGCGATGAAGAAGGGTGGCGTGGTGAAGAAGGCCAAGGGCGGCATGATCGGTAAGGGGTGCAAGTGATGATGCGTTCGAACATGGGCAAGCAGGTTACGCAGGGCCCGATGAAGAAGAAGACCGGCGGCAAGGTTGCTGCCGGTAAGGCGGTCAAGATGCAGAAGGGCGGCAAGGTGCCGTGCGCGCAGTGCCCGAACCCGGCGGCATGCCGTAAGGCTGGTCGCTGCCTGATGGCTGGCTAATGGCCAAGAAGCCCGAAAGTCGGGTGAACGAAGCGGGCGTCTACACGAAGCCCGGCATGCGTAAGTCCTTGTTCGAACGCATCAAAGCGGGGGACAAGGGCGGCAGGCCGGGTCAGTGGAGCGCCCGCAAAGCGGGCATGCTTGCCAAAGAGTATAAGGCTAAAGGCGGCGGTTACCGTGATTAAGAGCGGCTGGAAAGACTAGTGGAGTCCGATACCAAACGCTGCACTCGGTGTGACGCTGTCAAGCCGAAGACTGAATTTCGTTCGCGTGGCGGCACCATGAAGCATCTGCTCAAGTCGTGGTGCAAGTCTTGCCATTACGCGGATCACAAGAAGTGGTGCCTTGATAACGAAGACAAAGTTAAGGATTACAGAGGTCGTGATCCGTGGACACTAGCGAAACGCTGTGCGCGACGAGGTATTTCGCCGGCAGAGTTTGTTACTGCATATGAAACTCAAGGCGGCAAGTGTTTGATTTGCTGCGATCCTATCTCTCAGATGGACAGCGCAATCGACCACAACCACCAGACTGGCGACTTTCGGGGCATCCTATGTAAGACTTGCAATCGTGCTCTAGGATTGCTGCGTGATAATCCGACTGTCCTGCGGCGTGCAGCAGAGTATCTTGAAACGCGAGGAAGTTACGGCAATGTCATTGAAGCCGACACAAAAATCGCTAGTTGATTGGCATAAGCAGAAGTGGCGCACCAAGTCTGGCAAGCCCTCGACGCAGGGACCGCAAGCTACTGGCGAACGGTATCTGCCCGAGGCTGCCATCAAGGCTATGCCGGCTGCCACTTATGCGGCGAGTAGTGCGGCGAAGCGGAAGGCGACGAAGGCTGGCAAGCAGTTTTCACAGCAGCCTGCCGGCGCCGCCAAGATTGCGAAGAAGTTCCGTTAAAAGGGATACTCCGTCGGCGCCTTGTAGTTGTTGACTGTCTGTTCCCAGATGGCAGCGCCAGCGCCCTCACCGTGGAACGTTACGTTGATGCGGTTCTCGACCAGCCAGCGGTTCCACTGTCCCAAATCCTGCATCGCAGCCACCAGTTCGCCGGTCGTCAGGTAGGACTTCTGATCGGCGCCCAAGTTGACCCGCATCAGCGACTGCTTCACGGTGTCCTTGTCGGTGTCCTCCGGGTAGAAGAAGTCGTAGCCGTAGAACTCGAAGCGGCGGAACCCCATCACAAAAGCCAGCATAGGAATCCGGGTCGCCGAGCAGGTGCCGCCCGCCACAACCATGCCCGTATCAAAGGATGCCGGCTTGGCTGCGAGCGTGGCCTGCGTGTGGGCGTGCCAGCCAAAGATCTGGGCGCCCTTCTCTTCGAGGACCTTGCGCACCGAGGGATGCGTCATGGTCGCAAAGAGGAACTTGTCCTCCGGCCCCACGTCCTTGAACAGGTCAGTGCGGACCACGCCATGCGTAGACTTGCCGTCGACGGGACGCGGGTCTAAGATCACCGTCCAGTCTGGCGTAATGCCGGCCGCCTTGAGGACTGGCAGCGAATGCTTGACCGCGAAGATCACAGCACCGGCAGCCTGCTTGGCCCTGATGTCCTCCAAGAAGGACGGCAACGTGGGACCGGCGCTGACCAGCAGGGCAGTCTTGGTGTGTGCCTGATAGGAGCCAATCCAAGTCGGAATGGCGGCAGCGTTATCCGCAATATGCTGTAGTTGTTCGCCCTTGTCAACGGAATCGACCGGCTTTACCTGAATGCGGGTCTTGAGTTCCGGCATCTTGTGGCCGTCGCGGACCACGAGGCCGAAGGAAATGGTCTGCTTCAGGCCCGCATAGCCGTCGCCGCTGGTGATGACCCGCTTCTGACCGCCGACTTCCTTCATGACACGGCGCGGACCTTCCGGCGAACCCTCTTCCTCGTTGACGATCACGTCATCGAACACTACGAAGGGCACATGCTTTAGGCATTCGTAGTCCGACTTGGTCGTCTCGTAGCTGTGGCCACCGTCTATGTAGGCAAATGTGCAATCTGCTACAACGTCGGCCGAGGCGGGCAGGGTCTTGAGCGTGTTGCCCTTTACGAGCGAGAAGGCGAAGTTCAGGCCCTTGCGGGACATCAGCCTGCTATAGTTATTCAGGCGATTGGTCACGACCCACGAGTCGGCATGCGGCTTGGTGTGGCCCTCATATTCCCGGTCGTTACCGCCCTCGAAGGTGTCGAAGCCGACATAGGACACGGACTTGACGCCGGTTGCGAACGCGGCCTCTGCCATCTGGATCGCGCGACTGCCGTTCCAAGTGCCGACCTCGACGATGCGTGCGTGTCCGGTGTCGACAATGGATGCAGTGAGCAGTTCGCATAGAGTCTCGTATCGGGCAGGGGCGCCGAGTGCCGGGTTGGCAATGGTCTGCTTGTCAGGCCCCTTGTAGTGGATCATGTAGGCGCCAAGCAGCGACTGGTGAAAGGCGTCCAGCCCGAGGCAACCCGGCGACAGGTCCTTGACTTGCAGGCCGTGCGCTTGGTGCAGCAGCGTGATCCGGTCAAGGATGGCGTTGTCGTGGGCCTTCTTGTAGTGGAAGGCTTCGAGCGAGTTGTACAGGCCCCAGTAGTCGGCCAGCAGGGAGGCGCCCTTGACGGTGGCCAAATTAAAGGCGAACCAAGAGCCCTCGCTTTCCTTGACGGAACGCCGATACAGGTACGTCAGGTGGTAGCGGTCGTCGAACAGTTCGCTCAGTAGTTCGGGGTCTACCGGGCGCATAGTCTCGGTGTCCGCGTCGAGGAAGCCGATCCAGTCAAGGTCCGGCGTGACAGCGGAGGCGAGGGCCACAGCCTTGAAGCAGTACTCTAGCGACGGGCCATCCTTGGCCTTGGCACCTAGGTGCGCCTTCAACTTCTGGAAGGACGGCGTCTCTTCGAGCGCCTTGAAGGTGATGCCCGGAAAAGAAGGCACGTTGCCTTCGAGGTCGTGGTGCCAGATTTCGAGGTCGATGTTGTCGGGCCAGAACTTCTTGAAGGACTCGGCAAAGCGCAGGCCGTACCGTTCCCACGAGGTCGGGCCAATGGTGGTGATAATCTTAGCGCGCATCGGCGTAAGCTCCGAGGAGTTCGTTCGTCCAGAATTCATCGAAAGGCGTAGGCTCACGGTCGACCATGCCCGGGACCGGCGGCCCATAGGTGAAGTGGACAGCGTTGATGGGGAGGTGGAGATTGTTGGCTTCACCCAAGATGCCGTTGGCAGTGGTCGGACTGTAGTTGGGAATCCAGTGCCACGACTCAGAGAGGAAGCCGATGTCAGACTCGTCCAGCCACTCGAAGCCATGCAGGTAGCTGCCGGGAGCGGAGTTCACCATCTCGAAGGACGGCAGCTTCTTGGACTTGAGGTTCCACAGCATGAGCGCCGACCACATCTTACGGTGGTAGCGGGACTGCTTCTGCCCATCCATCTTGACGGTGGTCGTCGGGTTGAAGTTGTGGGGCACGACCATGACCGTCTTGGACGGGTCGGCTTCCTTGAGCAGCTTGTGGATGTCGTCGAGCCACAGCCAGTCGCAGTCCGTGAAAAGCGCCCAATCGGTGACGCCTTCAGACTGTGCGACAATGGGTGTCAGGAAGCGGGTGTGCGAGAACTGGACACTGAACGGCCTGCCGTCTCGTTCGTCGAGGTAGGAGCCGTCCTCGCAGATGCGCCATGGCCGGTCAAAGAACTGGCGGCGGCGCAGGTCCAGATGCTCCAGATGCCTGATTGTCAGCGGCTTGCTGGCATAGGCACGGGCCGAGGATTCGGTGACGCGCAGAGCCTCCGGTTCACGGTGGTCCACGCCGATGTAATAGGCGAAGTTTGTCATGGGGCGTAGGATACTATTCCGCCCCGCGACTGTCAACAACTAAGTTAGGCTATTCTTGGGTGCCCATGGTCCGCTCGAACATGCGGCGGATTTCTTCGCGCTGGGCGACCGGGGCACGACGCAGGAGAACGTCCAGAGAACCACGGCCCAGCAGGTCTTGACGCGCGCGGTCTTCGATGGCACGCCTGTTGATGCGGACACGGAATTCTTCCGGCTTACCTGCCTGTTCGGCATTGATTTCGCGCTCGCGAGCCAAGTATTCTTGGGCGCGGGTACGGGCGTCTGCCGTGCGACCCTCGATTTGGGCTTCGTACATACGGAGCAGAATGAGGGATAGTTCGCGATTGGCCTTCTCAGTGTCACGCTGAAGGGGCTCGCGCATTTCTTGGGCACGGCGAACAGTGCGACGGATGTCAGCGAACTCTGGCGGCGCAAAGCCAATTGCTTGACGGAGAGCCGGGGGAACGAAGGCTTGTTCGGAGGCGGCTTGCACTTGCTCGGGCGTGATGATACGACCGCCGGCCCGCGTCCACTGCTCGCCAGTGATGCCGATCTGGGCGCCCTTGAGGACGTTGGCGAGGGAGGTCGGCAGCAGGGCATAAGCAACACCCATCCAGTCGTCCTTGCCGTAGGCTTCCGCAGCAACGACACCCTTCTCGACGAGGCCGCCGACCGGACCAAAGACGGAGAAGACGTCCCACTCGGAGATGGAGCCTTGCGGCAAGACGTCGATCTTCATACGTTCGCTAAGGGTTGCGATGTTCAGGGCGTGGGGCAGGCCGTAGTTCAGGGCAGCAGCGAGGACGCTGGGAATGGGCAGCTTCTCGATTTCCTGTTCGAAGTCGATCTCGACATCGAAGGCTTTGCTGAGAACGAACTCGGTCAGTTCCTTGAGGCGGTCTGCGAAGGGCAGCGACCAGAGGCCGGCGAACATGACCTGCATGCCCATCATCAGGCCGAACATGGCGGCGCCTGCCTTGGCCATGGTTGGGTCGGACGTCTTCAGGCCGTTGACAACGAAGGCGGCACTGCGGGCAAACAGTTCAAGGAACTTGAAGGACGGGCTCAAGAACTGCGTCATGACCTGGGCGACCGGGTGGAACCGGGCAATCAGGGGCTGGTCTTCAGGGCCACCGACGAAGTTGGTTTCATTCGCAACCGACACCGCATAATCGTAAGGCGTAGCGTAGGTTGTGTTGTCGAGCTTGCCTGCACGCGACATAACTTCCGGCCGGGCCTTCGCGAGGCGGTAGCCAGACAGGAGAGCAATGACGCGGTTGGTTTCGTCCACCGTGCTAAGGAAGCGGAACGACAGATCCAGCAACTTGTTGAGGCCGCTTGCCATTCCAGTGGCAGATTGGTCAGCGATGCCGAGGGAGCGGAAATCGTCAGCGTCGAATTGGCCCCGGATGTTGACGATAGTGGAGGGCTTGACGACGCCGTCTTCGATGGCCTTCTTCAGGACAGCAACTTCGTCAGGCGAGAATCGCTTGCTCTTGGCGACGTTCTTGCTGTATTCTAGTTCGCCGCCAAGAACCTTGAGCGTGTCAGCGGTGCTATAGACGTTGGTGGCGGTGCGGATATAGATGCCAGAGCCGACAGTGCCGGCGCCGTCGCGAGCAAAGCGGGCAGGCAGCGTGACCGGGTTCTGGGTAAGCTGCATGAGGGCGGTGCTGACGTTGCCGCCGAGGAACCATGCACCGGCAAGAGCGCGGCCTGCGCCAAGGGCTTCGACCGGAGTGCTGTTGAAGTTCAGCCAGCTATTCCAGTAGTCTTTTTCTTCGTTGTTAAGGCCGCGCTGCGCCCGAGCGAAGTCGTCTTGAATGGCGAGGCGGGCTTGGATGTTGGCCAGCGCAAGGTAATAGTTGGGCAGCGTTTCGCGCGCGTAGTCGACCGCGTTCCAAGGGGTGACAGCGCGAAGCTGGTCCTTGTTAGGCTTGAAGAATTGGTCCATCTTCGCCTTGTCGATCTGCTTGGACAGGCGGTCGATGACACGCTGGGCTTCGGGGCCCGATACCCTCTTGAGTTCGTCGAGGTAGTTGGCGATAAGTTCGCCGTCGCGCTTCAGATTGAGACCTTGGCCCTCTTGGTCGGAGGTGGCCTCAATGCCCCGCTCCATGATCTCGAAGCGGTTGCGGTCGGGGAACTCCTCGCGCAGGGCCTGAACAGACAGGGCCTCGAAGTCACGCTGGGCACCGGCGCGGAGACGCTGCCGCTGACGCCAGTTGAGCGGATTGTAGAAGTAGATGCGGACCAGCTTCTTCTTGCCGCCCGGCTTGCGCTCATAGGCCGCAACGAAGTGAGAGCCAGTTGCAACCTGCGGCATATAAAAGGGATTGCGGCGGCGGTTCAGGTCGCGGACTTCGCGGGCACCGATATCGGAGATGGCGCGCAGGTCAGCATCGCTGAAGGAAGTGATGAGGCGTTCGCCCTTGGTGCGCTGGAAGTTTTCAAGGCGCGTGCGTTCGGCCGGCGTCTTGGCCCTGTTCGGGTCGAAGTACCTGCGCGTATAGGCGTCAATCAGATAGTCAAGGCCGCGCTGACCTGCTGCGACCACGCCATCCATAGCAGCATTTTCTTCTGCTGTAAAGGCATCGCGGTTCCACGACTGGCGGCGGGCGCTAGATTCTTGCAGCGTCAGAGCAACGCGGGCCTGCGACTCCGGCGACAAGGTGCGCAGCGGGTCGAGCATTTCGGCGAAGTCAGCGGTAGCGCGGTACTTGCGGGCCACGCCTTCCTTACCGACACCGGCAACCTCTTGGTGTTCGGGCTGACGCGAAAGGCCGGTCAGCGGCGAAGCGAGGATCTTGCGCGTCTTGCCGCCCGCAAAGACGTCCCGGTACTGAGCATCGAGGATCTTGCGCTGCTCTTGAATGGGCGTGTTCTTGGGCGTATTAAGCAGGGCTTCTTCAGCGGTGCGGGTCGTCTCGCCTGCGCCCGAGGCCGGATCAAGATCGGCAGCAGCCTTCGCCAGTTGTTCTTCTTTCGGCGTGGGCGGGGCAGCACGCATCTCGTCGACGGTCTGCTGCAACGTCTCGGGCGTAGTCTCGCGTCGAACGCCATTCACTTCGACGGTGGTACGTGCAGTCGGCTGGGCAGGTGCGGTGCGTGTAAGTTCGGTAATAGAATTACCGGGGTGGAAGCTGCGATACGCTTCACGTCCGTCGATAGTTTCAGGGCGCCAGAACTCAATCGGGTTCAAGCCGACGGCGGGCTGTGTTTGAAACGGAAGTTCACGTTGCGAAGGCGACACGCCCCACCGACCATCCGGCCGTTGCGTAATAAGGCTGACTGTGCCATCACCGACAACAAAGCGCCAATTCGTATCGGCTGGCACGGCCAGCGCGCGGGCAACGTCAGGCGTCACATAGACAGTGCGTGTGGAACGGGGCTTTGGGCCGGAGTCGCCAGGATGTTCGGGGCGGGCAGCCTTTACGCGCGTAGTCGAGCCGTCCCCGAAGCCGGTGTAGGAACTGCCCTTGGAGGTCTTAAATGTGAACTGTTCCGCGTCGGGAGCAGCAGCAGCAGTCGGCTGGGCAGGAGCAGCAGGGGCTACTGGCGGGGGGTTTGCAGCTTCCCACGCTCTGCTTGCGGCTGCACGCTTTTCCCGTACCTGCGCTACGCCCGGCAAAGGAGAGCCGGCATCGCGCATGTCTTCCATTAGCAGCAGGCTGCGTTCGTCCGGGGTTAGCGCGGCATTTCCAGCGGCGTTGCGACGGGCTTCCCACTCTGCGGATGTGGTTTGCGGGACAGTTTCGGGAGCCGTGCGGCGAAGCTGGTCAGCAGGGACGTAGCTGTCGCGACCTTCGTAGTTTACCCGCTGGTAGAGGCGCCCGTCGGAACCTTGCTGCGGGGCTTCCGGCAGGACGCGGACGGGAATGTCGGCGTTAGGTCCTTGCCAAATTGCCTCTCCGGCGACCGGCGGGGCAGCCTGTGCTGGCGCAGCTTGCGGGACCGCCGTCCCTTGGGTGGCCGGGGGAAGGGGGCCAGTTGTTGGGGCAGCGGCCTCTGGCGTGGGTGCCGTCGTGGGTGCAGGCTGCGCCGTGGCAGGGGTGCCGAAGTTGACTGCATACGTGGTCTTGCGCCTCTTGACCTTCTTGCCCTTTTCAGTGGAGGTAGTCTCGGTTACGTTGCGGCGAATAACGCCCGTCTCTGCGAGCGCGTCAAGTTGGCGGGAGGCGGCGCGGACTTGGTCCGGCGTAACAGTGTCGGGGTCAATGTCACGGGAGGCGAGGGCCGCACGAGCAACGGCATTGGGCGAAAAGGAATTCGGGTTCAGTTCACCCCGACCGGCAGCTTCTGCAATGTTGCCGAGGGCAGCATCGGTGGAGACGCGCTGGGTGCCTGGGGCACGCGGGAAGAATTCGTCAACGGCCTGTGTCTTGGTTTCGGCAGTGGACTGTTCCCAAAGACCGACGCGGGCAGCGTTTACGAGGTTGACGTAGGCCGTGGGATTGGCTGCGGCAGAGATGGGCGGGGCGCGCCTTTCCGGGTCTTCGGCAACGAAGGCTTCGGCTTCCTCACGGGTCGTGAAAGGATCGGGCCGCTCGGGCAGCGTAAGGGGAGCAGGGCCTGTAGGGGCAGCTTCTGCGGCCGGAGTCGGCGCGGGTGTGGGAGCAAAGGCGCCTTCAGGAATGGTCGGTTCGGCAGTGGGTGCGCCGGGAGCAGGGCCCGCACGACCGGCAATACGGAGACCAGCGCCGACGCCGCCGCCTGCAATGCTGCCCACAATGCCGGCTTCACCAACACGGCTTGCGCGTTCGGCCAAGTCAAGTTCGCCGGTTGTGGCAGCGATGACACCTTGACGTGCGGTTTCGCCCAGCATTTCACCGCCGGCACCGAGGGCCGCAGTCTGACGAACGCCGCCAGCACGGCCGCCCACAAGCCGCGAAGCAATGCGATCCACGACAGCGTCGCTGATTTGGTTGCCCATGATCCGCTTAATAACAGGACCGAGGGCTGCCGCTTCGCCTGCGCCAATAGCGGTGCCGAAGGTGGTGGCAATTATGCCAGCCTGTTGCGTCGGGATGCCTTCTGCGACAAGGCCCTGATACAGTTCGTCCACGCTACCAAGGACAGCGCCGCCGAATAGACCAGCGGTTGCGCCGGTAGCTGCGCCGCCCGGACCGCCGACCGCAAAGCCAATGCCCGCGCCTGCGAGAGGGGCTGCTACGCCGCCGACAACAGCGCCTGCTGCTTGACCCGCAAATGCGGTTAGGGCATCAATGGGATTGCGGATAACGTCGCCGAGTTCGGGAGCGCGGGTGCGGAGGTTCCGGTCGCCGGGCGCGACAAACTCGCGGACACGACCGAGGGCTTCGGCAGTTTCGGGGGCACCGACAGCGGCAGCAGCAGCCTGACCAGCGCCGGGAATGGAGCCGAACTGACCACGGAACTGCTGACCAAAGCTTTCGCCGAAGCCTTCGATGGGCGTCTGGCGGCGCAGCGTCGGCCACTGTGTATCCATGAAGGCATATGCTGCCTCTTGGGAGGGAGCGCCCTCCACACGGATAACACGTCCGTCGGGAAGAGTGAAGTCGAAAATCCCGTTGGCCATTGTTTACTGCTGCGGGCGCGGATACTGAAGCGTCTGGCTCGGCTGCGCACCACCGCCCGTCGTGGCAGTTCCAGCTCCACCAGCCGCTGCTGCCGGAGGCTCCATTCCCAGCAAAGCGTACTGAGACTGGATGTACGTGCGCTCGATTTGCGTACGGCGTTCGCGGCGTTGACGTGCCAGTTCAGGAGTGTCGGCTGTTGCCTCCGGCGTTCCGGCGCGGGGCTCGGGGACTTCGCGCAAAGCATACTCGCGCGCCCGATTGCCGATGCCCAGAACACCCTGCGGGGTGAGTGTGCCGCGACCTTGGCCCGGGCCGCCTGCGCGATAGTAGCCAGCCTGCTCAAGAGCGGCTAGTGTCTGCGCAGCGCGGAGCGGCACGGCAGAGGCTTGTTCTTCGCCACGGAGACGAAGCTCTTCTTGACGGCGGGCCTCTTCAACGTCGAGGGCGCGCTGCTGCCGTTCGGATTCGGCCGCTTGACGGAGGCGTTCGGTGCGGCTACGAGTGCCTTCTTCGGCGGCAGCTAGGCCCGCGCCCAAGTTCTCAAAGAAGTTAGGGCTTCGCGACCTGAGCATACCAATGCCGATTTCGCGGAGGCGCTGGTCGCCCTCTTCGGCCATCTGGGTCTGAACGCGCTGACGCAGGGCTTCGAGCAGGCCGCCGGACTGGGACTCTTGTCGGGGTGCCGGCGAAGCGGGCGGGCGCGCTTGGAAGTTGGCGAGAAGCTGGCGCAGCGCCTCGATGGTTTCGCGGGTACCGGGCGCCGCAGCGGCAGGAGCGGGAGTGGCAGGGCGCGGTTCGGCAGCCGGAGTACTGGCAGCATTCGGCGTGACCGCCGGAGTAGTCGGCTGCGTCGGGGCGACAACGGGAGGAGCCGGGCGCGCAGCAGGCTCGGGCGCGGGAAGTCCGTCTAGTCCAAGCGAAGAGGGGTCAATTGTAAAGGCCATGTCGGTTTCCTACTTTAGAAGCCGAAGGGATTCTGGCTGATGCCGCCGGTTTGCGGAAGGGGCTGGAAAGTACCGGGACCGCCACCCGTGCCGCCTCTGAGGAAGCTTAGGCCAAGTGTGCCAAGCGAGGAAAGGCCGCCCATGATAGGACCGCCAAGACCCGCGCCGAGGGCCGTACCGGCAAGTCGGCTAATGAGGTCGGGGCCAGGCTCGGTACGGTTTTCGGTGGTGGTGGAGCCGATGCCGAGAACTTGAGGCGACAGGCCGAGGCTGGCACGGAGGACTTCGATGCCGCGCAGCGGGAAGTCGCGTTCCTGTTCGAATTGCGAATAATCAAAGTCAAGTCCGGCCTGTTCAAGCGCGCGTTGTGCGCCGCCAGTCTGTAGGAGCGGGTTGACTTCGGTGCCGAGGCGAGCCGCCGTTTGGGCAATGCCAGTGCCGACATTGGCGAGGGCGCCCCTGTACAGGTCAGGAATCTTTTCCTGATCAAGGCGGAATTGGGCGAGGGCTTGGTTGTAGGCTTGCTGGCGTTGCTTGGCAGACTCTTCGCCGATGGTGCGCTGGGTGCCACGCTCAAGTTCGGACTCGGCGATGGCTTGACGGGAGCCGCCAAAGGAACCAGTCCTAGCCGATTGAGAGCCAAGACGGAGGCGTTCGCGGGCAGCCCGCTCTTCGATATCGCGGATAGCAGGGTCGAGGACGGCCTGCGTGTAGGGCGACATGTAGCCGGTAAGGTCGGTATCGGGCAGGCGGGTGGCAAGGCCGCGAGCGGCAGCAACGCCTTCACCAA